ACACTGGGGGAGGCGGTCAACGCCTCCCTTAAGTTTTTAAGGAGAAAATAATGGACGAAATTAAAGGAATGTCAGACGCAGAAGCTCGTCGTTGGTTACAAAAACATGGTTATGGAATTGGTGAAATCGAAGGGATCATGGCTGGAGAAGATATGACAGCTAATCCTGGAGCACCAGAAGCTCCTAAAAGACCTGCACCAGCTCCTAAAGCAGCCCCTGCATCAAAGGCAGCACCAAAAAAAGCAGCACCAAAAGCTGACAAATAAGGAAACAAACAATGGTAGATCGTTTTGAAGAAGGCTTAGGTAAATATCCATATGTTACTTTACCTCAAGTAAAAGATTATTTAAGTATATCTTCTACTACACAAGATGCAAGATTATCAAATATCATTAATTATGCAACAGGCGTAGTAGAGCACTATATTGGACATGCTATTTTAGCTAATGACTATGTAGAGGTATTTGATGGCGGAAAAACATCTGTCATGGTATCTCGTATACCTCTTAATAATGTTTTTCAAGTTACTGAGTATGATGGTGTTGATCATGTTACTTTGGCAGATCCTACTACTATTGGTACTCCAGTAATTACTGACACTGACGATCTATCATTATCCTTTAAAAATGACGCTCATATCAATTCCAGAATCAAAAGATTTGGTAAATCCTCATTAGAACTTTCAATTTCTGATTTAGTCTCTTCTACAACTGTCCCAGAACAATTAAAATTTGAAGAGGGTGATTTTACCATTGAGATGTTTATTCGAGTTGATGATGAGACTATACAAGATAATGTGTTATTTGCAATTAACACAGACTCTTCAAATTACATGCAGTTTCGTTTATCAAATGCAAATTGTTTAGCATTTGAATCAAATATTTCAGGAGCATCAAATGTAGTAACAGCTCCTAACGTTTTAATAGAATCTCAGCAGTTTGCTAAACGCAGGTGGGCGCACGTAGCAGTTTCACGCAAACTTGATGATGAAAAACTTCACCTTTTCTATAATGGTAATGTGATCTCTGATTCATCTAATGTATATGCAGTTTCTAATCATACTTTTACCTCAAACATAGAAATAGGCACTACATTTAAAGGCTATATTGATGAACTACGTGTTTCTGATATCGCCAGATATACAGCAAATTTCACACCCCCAACTCAAAGATTCAGACCAGATGATGACACAGTTATGTTAGTTCATTTTGATGGTAAAAATGGGGCGACTGAGACAAAAGATGTACACTCTGAGACTAACGAATATAATTTTAGTCGTGATATGGGCGAAGTCACCCGTGATGTAGGAGCTGTTGGGGTAAGAGGTACTTATCCTACTATCCGTAATTCTTATCCTGCACTAACACTATCAGGCCCTCCTTCATTTAAACCGTTTCCATCTGGTGTAAAAGTTGAGTATAGAGCCGGTTATGAGTCTGGTGATGTGCCACAAGACTTACAGATGGCTACACTTGATATGATCAAAATGTTATACAAACAAGATCAAGAAAAGAAAGGATTTTCCTTTGAGGGAGAGCGTGGTGATAACTATGCACTATCAAGTAACTTCCCACCCCATATTCGCCGTATTTTAGATTTGTATAGAGTAATACAGTAATGGCTGTTAATAAGGGGGATTTAAAACTACCACCTGTAGATTTAAAAGTTACCTTTGACGGTAAACCACCGAAAGAGTTTGTTCGTGCTCAAGAGCTACTACTACAAAAAGTTTACAAACCAAATAAAGAACTAAGACAACTCTTACTTACTCCTATCTCTGATTTTATATCTGGTGATACTGTTAGAGCAAAAGGTTATGAATGGTTAAATCCTTTTAAGGGATTTTTAGGAGATCCAGGAAAAGCTAGAAATCAACAGCTTGGATATGCTAATCCCAGTTCTGCTCCTGATATCACTGCAAAAGTTAGTGAATTACGGAATTTTTTACCTAAAAATGTTGTTGATAGTCTCGTTGCAGGACAAGCCGAAAGAGGTGTCAATGTAGGCGAAGGGTTAGTTACTATTGAACTTAAACAGGCTATTGCAACTAATAAAAGTGCGGAATCAATCACTCAACAGTCTCCAGGAGCCGATGTTGTTGGTGATTTAAGAAAACGTGTTGAAGACGCAACTCGAAAAGCTAGAGGTAAACCACAAAATAAGCCTGTTTTACAAGATTGGTTTGTTAATAAAGCGGATGATGCATATAGACTTCAAGTTGGTAGAGTTATAAACCAAAAGATTACTAATTTACTTTTCTTAACCCGTGTTGATGGCAAAGCTTCTTTTTCTATCGTGCCTGAAGCAGCTAAAAGACTTGGTGTATTTAGCAAAACAGGTGCATTGGTCAATGCTACTAAATTTAAACAATACTTTGATCCGCAATTCACTTCCTCAAAAGGTAATTCTATTGTTTTTAAACTAAACACCGCTGGTATGCGTTTTTTAGAAAGTATTGCTCAAGATATAACTAATGAAATGCTTAACTCAATAAATAGAAATCTTCCTACACAGTTGATTAACTATTTTATTAAAGGGCCAGGTAAAGGTTCTCTAGCTAAGTTTATAGGCACAAAACCAGATGGATTAACTCAGGCTTTTGCAGAAATACTCTTAGTCGCATCAGAATTTGATCCTAAAACTGGAGGAAAACCATTCAAAGCTGAAATGCAACTGACTACTGCAGTGATGGGCGATGTTGTCTCTAAATTTGATACTTCAAAGATTGGGGATGATAAAAAGAAGCAAAAAAGTATTGTTCAAGACGCAGTTTCTACTGTACAATTAACAGAAATTGCAAGAAGAGCATTTGTTCAACGTATGCCCAAAGATAGAGGACAACCTCCTGTTCCTAATATACTGACCTATCGCACAGGAAGATTTGCACAATCATTTCAAATCACTAAGATCAATGAGGCAGCAAGGCAAATAACCTATACTTACGATCCAATATATAGAGTAGCACACGAAAATACTAGCAGAGACCCAAGAACACTAATCCAAGTTGGAATTAGGCAAGCAGTGCAACAAGTTTTACAAACCTCGCAGAACTTTAAGATGGTGAGAAAATAATGGCAAATAGAAGAACAGAAATTGTAGACTTATTAGTAACAAATTTAAAAAATATTGATGGTGGTACATCATCATATAATGCATCATACACCTATACACAAAATTTATTTAATAATGTTTATCGTAAAATAAAGTTTCTTGATGAGGTCAACGACTTTCCAGCGCTATATTTATCAGCTGGGACCGAAATTAGAAACTTCAATTCTTTAAGTTTGACGGTAGCAACATTAGACGTTACTATAAGAGCATACGTATATGGAGAAGATAATTCTCAAAGCCTTGCAGATGATTTAGTTCAAGATGTTGAACACGTTATTTATTCGTTAGGCGATAATCCTGATAAAGGTATACTAGATATAACTATAGATAGTATTTCTATTGATGAAGGGTTAGCTGCTCCTTACGGACTTGCAGAGGTAGAATTAACCGTAGTCTATAGACTAGAAAATTAAATAAGGAGAAAAAAAGATGGCATCTCTAAACCTACAGAGAAACTCCGAGGTGTTTATGTCCACAGTTGACTTGATCAACGGTGCAACAGTCACTTCTATGACTCCAACTAACACCTGGAAACTTGAAGTTCTTGCTGGATTTGCAGTGACTTCATCATCTGCGACACAGGATATTACTTCACTGGAATCAGGGATTACTCCTGATCGTTCGCAACAAAGATTTAATACAGCTATTAACCCTGTGGACTGGAATCTTCAGGTTTATTTGCGTCCAACCGATGTAAATACGGGCGCAGCTGCTAACACAACTACTGCTTTAACCAACTCAACTGGTAACGTTAAGCCTGTTGCTGACTGGTTCATGTGGCAGTCACTTGTATCTAATACAAAAGTAGCTGACGGAACAGCTGAACAATCAGTATGGGCTACTGGTGGTAAATTGCAAACTACTAATGTTGCAGCAGGCACTGGTTCACACTCAACTCGTTCAAACTTCTCAACCGCTACTGAAAATCATATGTATTTTAAACTTGATAACGTTATTTATCAAGTATCTAATGCAACTGTCAACCAAGCAACTGTTGACGCAGGTATTGAAGAAATTGCTACAGTAACATGGGCAGGTTTTGGCACTACTATGCGTGAATTGACAGGCACTCCGCGTAACAACGCTATTTCCGTTTTCGGTGGTATTTTGAATGATGGTTCAACTGTTACAGCTAACTCAAATGTTCATACACTTGACCATACTGCTGTTGCAGAAGCATCATACCATCCATTTAATCAGATGAACGTTGCTGGATCAATTGGCACTAACTCATTCATTAAGAATCGTTTAAGTGCGATTGAATTCCATCATAAAGCAAGCGCAGGTGCTTCAGATGAGAAGTTTACCTTCCCAGTCACAGCACTAACATTTGACTACAACAACAACATCACTTACTTAACACCAGAAGAAATTTCAGCCCTAAACGAGCCAATTGGTCAGTTTACTGGAACTCGTGCTGTCACAGGTTCTGCTACCATGTATCTTCGTGCAGGTGATTTAGAGTCTGCTGGATTCCTTCGCAACATTGTTGAAGATTCACGTACTTCATCAGCTCAAACTTCAAATGCTAATCTGATTATTGGTGGAACAACCGCACCATATGTAGCATTTCAGCTTGATGCGGTTCAGTTTGAGTTCCCATCAATTGCTACTGAAGATGTTGTATCAATGAGTGTTAACTTTGTTGGTCAAGAACCAACGGCTTCAAAAGGTACAGGTGGAGAAGTAAGCATCTTTGCTAAGAAAGCCTAAATAAAAATGTTTCTGAGGGGGAACATTAACTTTTTAACCAGAAGAATGCCCGCTACTTGCGATTTAAGGTTCCCCCTCACCTTAGAAGAGCAGATATGTAGTGGGCATTCGTTTATCCTAGAGGGGAAACTATGAGTAAAATTAAAAATCTAATTGCAAAAGAAACCACTACTTGGGTTGAATTTCCTGATATCGATGGTTTTGAAATTAATCTTCGTTTTTTGGGTCGAGAAGACCTGATGAAGATTCGTAATGCATCTCTTACCTACAAATTCAACAAACGTACACGTCAACGTGAAGAAGAAGTTGATAACGATAAGTTTCTTGAGCACTATGCAGAGAAAGCTATTGCAGGATGGAAAGGGCTTAAAGTAAAGCATCTTCCTATTCTATTACCTGTTGACATTTCTTCAATGGACGCTAGTGAAGAAGTAGAGTATTCTATTGAAGATGCTATTGAGCTTCTAAAAAATTCTACAGTCTTTGATCAATTTATTACTGATTCAATGAATGACTTTGAGCAATTCTCTAAGAAAAAACAAGAGGACGACTCAAAAAACTAATTGAATACCTCCGTCATTCACTTCATGGTGGAGGCCTAACCGTCGATCAATACTTAGATATGTGTGAGCAGATGGGTTGGGAGCCAAGATATGACGATATGCCTGTTGACCCTTCTACACTATCCCTTGAGGCTCAACAAGCTCTAACACTCTTAAACGCTCTTCCTGACAATTGGGAAGGTATGAGTGGCACTTGGATGGGTAAAGATTATAGTGGATTAGAGGCTATAATGAATATTTACGAGATTCAAGATCGTAAAACAGTTTTTGAACTTTTAAGAGATGCAGAAGCTGAACTTGGTAAATACTACGCACAAAAGCAAAAAGAACAAAACCAGCTTTCAAAGGCTAAGAGAGGACGATAAATGCCAACAGTAAAAGGCATAATTGACGTACAAACCAAAGGTACTGATAAAGCTGCTCGTGGACTTAAACAAGTTTCAGAACAAACTGACGGTATAGGACGCGCCCAAACTAGATTAGGACAGTCTTCTGCATCAGCTGGTCGTTCTTTTTCTGCTCAAGCCTCTGGTTTAGGTGGATTAGTTGGTGTCTATGCAGCCGCCGCTGCAAACGTATTTGCTATAACTGCTGCTTTTGATGCACTTGGTAGAGCTGCTCAAGCAGAGCAGATTGTTCGTGGTACAAAACTACTAGCTCTTGAAATTGGTCAAAGCGGTAAAACAATTCTTGAAAATGTTCAGCAGATTACTCAGTCACAGTTAACACTTGCAGAAGCTTCTCAAAACGTTAACATTGCACTATCCGCTGGTTTTAATTCAGATCAAATAGAAGAGTTATCAGAAGTTTCTCTTAAAGCATCACGTGCATTAGGAAGAAACTTAACTGACGCATTTCAACGTGTCGTTCGTGGTGCTTCAAAGCTAGAACCAGAACTGTTGGACGAACTTGGTATTTTTACTCGTATTGATCCAGCTGTTGAAGCCTACGCTGCTAAACTGAACATCGCTGCGAGCTCTCTTACAAATTATGAAAAACGTCAAGCCTTTGTAAATGCAGTGATTGAAGAAGGTCAGAAGAAGTTTTCTGCCATTGACACTTCCATAGATTCCTCTCAAAAAACATTTGAACAACTTCGTGTAGCTTTAACCGAGCTTGCCTTAGAGTTTGGAGCCCTTGTAGCTAACGTATTAACTCCTCTTGCAGAATTTTTCAAAAACAACATAGGTAATGCTTTACTACTTTTTGGAGGAATCCTCGGGTTAGTATTTGGACGAGCCATTAAATCAATTGGAGTCTTTGCAGCACAGGGTGTATCTAAATTAGGAAACTTCGCTGACACACTTGCTGATAAAGCTAAGATTAGTGAAGACAGTATTAAAAAATTACGGGCAGCTGCCGCTGAACCTTTCAAAGGAGGCACAGGTTTACAAGGAATTGGTGGAGTAAAAGGCCAAGATCCGGCTCAACTTGAGCGATTTAAAAGCGCTGTTACACAACAAACTTCAGGACAAGTAACGTCTGTATCAGAGCTTAACAAAGTTAATCAAGCCTATAAAGAACAATTAAATATAACTAATAAAAATACTAAATCATATAAAAACTTAAGTGAGGCTATTGCGCGTAACAATGCTGCTTTAAAATCGGCAGGTGGTCGAGCTTTTATTTTCACAAAATTATCAAACGGACTGGGAAAAAGTGTTAAGGGATTAACTTTAGCATTTAGAGGATTAGCAGCCTCTGTTAACTTTCTATTCATGGGAATAGCCGTTGCACAACTTGCAGGTACTCTTTTTGATAGGGATTTTTTAGGTGAGATAAGAGAGGCTCTCACTGGTACTTCAAATGCTTTCAAAAATCTTTCACAAGGTATTACTTCTGCCACAGTTGCAGCCTCCGGCGGCTCAGAAGCCCTTAAATCATCCCTTATTGCTGCTGGTGCATCAGATAAGGATCTTGAAAATGTGGCTGATTCTTTGAAAGAAGTATCAGAAGAAGTCTTAGATACTCAAACTAAATTAAAAAATATGAGCGATGTTGTTTCTGGAGCTGACTTCGCTGGTATAGAAGAGGGTATGGAAGGTATCTTAGCCATACCCCCTATGTTAGCTGAAGCAGGAATGGAGACAACTAAACTCGCAGCTGCAGAAGCATTGTTACGTGAAGAAAGAAAAAAAGGAGATGATGCTGATAAGCAACGTATAGTGCTTTTAGAGAATACTGTTTTAGGATTAGAAAAATTTGGAGACCGTATTGGAGTTGTGGGTGCAATTTCAAAAGAGTTAGCATTATCCGGAGAAAAAGTGATTGAAGTATTAAAAGGACAGGGCGAAGGTCTAACAAATTTAACTGGCGGAGCAAGTGTTGCTGGTAAAACTTTTGATGAATTAAATGAAGCTGAACAAAAAACTATAATGACTGGAACTCTTCTTTTGAATACTTTAGATAAAGCAGAAGAAGCCTTTAAAAGAGGTGCAGCATCTTCTGAAACACTATCTAAACAGTTAGGGGGTGCAAGAAAAGCTCTTGATGAACAAACTGAGGCACAAATTAGGTTAAATGGAGAATTTGGTGGAGAAGGAGATCTTATCACTGCGTCTAGGCAACGAGTTGCTGACTTAGAAAAAGCTACACGCGAACTTAAAAAGCAAGAAGGAATCGGTAAAGCTCTAACTGACACTTTTGGTAAGTTTGGTGCCGCATTGGATAAGGCAGTGCAAGATGGTTTAGTAGGCATTAATGGGGTTGCTCAAGATTCACGTGACGTAGCAAAAAACCAAGTTAACTTTTTATTAACAGCTGCTGGATTACAAGGTGACAACGTTGAAAAAATTAACGAAGCTTTGAAGTTGCAAGAAAAAGGTAAAGATATAGATTCTATTCAAGTACAATTATTAACTAATAGAACTAGAGCACTAAAAGCCATATCAGGAATTGTAATAAGTCTCCCTC